AGTAAGATCTTTCAATCTATCAAAGAAATCTTCATCAAGAGGATAAACTTTCTCTTCTCCTCTATCAATTCTATCACACATTTCCATCAAATACTCAAGAAACTCTTTGGGATAGGTTTCATCCATATTGATACTACACCAAAACCATTCATAACACTCTTGGTAAGGATCATCAGTTGGAAGTAGGGCATAATCCTTATAGTTTCCACTGATGAGGTCTCTCCACATCTTAAAGTTATTCCACATCTCCCTCCAACCAGTTTGGAAACAGTGCCCGATATAATACTCAAACCAATTCAGTGTAGTCGTGTTGTTCTTCATCTACTTCCTTTGTAAAATCCCACCTCCAGGTGCGGGAGAGAATATCAATATCTAGTCCAAACTTATATGCCCAGAACAAGACACCAAGAAGACCATTGGATCCAGATGTGACCTGAAGATACGGCCATCCAGGATAATCATTCCAACTAACTGACACTTGAAGCAGTGACCAGTTCTTAACATTTAAAATCTGAACATTGTAATCGTGTCCAAAGTCCTCACGATGCTTAAGATTAATCAGTTTCATTTCCGTGATACAAATTTAAGACCGTTGAGCACTTCTTGAAACTTTTCAGCACGACTTTGGTGTTCTGCCGCACTTTGCCCAAGCACATCCGTAATATCTCCCAGGATCACATCCACTGGAGCATCAGTATCAAAGTATTCTTGGATTGCTTCGGCAAGATACCGTCGCCTGTTCCATTCCATACTATAGGGTTTGTAGTCCATAATAATAGGTCTTTATGTGGGTATTATACAGTATCTAGTCCTGTTCGTCAAGCTCTGCTAGGTAATGTGTCCACCAATCAGGGTCTTTCTTATACTTCCAGTTGGGGACTTGTTTTCCGTGCTCAAAATACCATTTCCAAATCGCTTCGTCAATTACTTCAGCAATCTCAATCCTCTTCGCTCTCTTCATCAGTGTCTCCATATGGGTTGTCCACATACCCTGTTCTGACCCTGTATTTTTCTCCTGCGACATATTTTTGTTCCTCATTAACAGCAGAAATCCATAATGAGAGTTTCATAATAATCCATATCACACCAAGAGGTAAAAAGCAAGCAATTAATACAAGAGGTTTCATTTTTCTTGCTCCCAACACTTCTCAAACTTATCTCTTAACTCATTAATTTTAACATTATATTGAAACTCCATAATATGGTCCTTTATTTCCTTTTCATCATCAGTCAGTTCCATGCGATGCTTGAGTTTTATATCAATCAAACGCACCATATCCATATAATATTCGGTGCCTTTGTGTATAAACTCTTCGTAGGTCAATCCCTCTGTCTCCAATCGGTTTGATCTTCATCACGCTTAAACCAATCGTGTAGATCATCTGGATTATCAAAACCACGGCGGCCAAATCTTTCATGTCCCAATCCACCAATATCAAGTTGGTTCATGAAATCATCCATCGCATCCATATCAGGATTTTCTGCTTTCCTTCTTGCCTGACGAAGTATAGTAGCAGCAGAACGATTTGCCTTCGCAAGTTTCTCTGCCCAAATCATTTCATTAAGTTCTACTGTTTCTCTTTTAACAATCTTTTCACAAATTGCTTCAAGACGTAAGCGATATTGTGTAGAAAGCATATCTTTCTCCAGATATCATTTATTTATTTTTAGATTGTAACTCATCCATCAATTTTTTGGCAAGTTGATTTGAGCGTCTCCACATAAAATACTTTACAATTGGATTACGTGGATTGTTTTTCAACCACCAGATTTGTTTGGCAATCCTGTTTTTTGTAATGTCAAAAACATACACAAAAGCATCAGCAACATTTCTGTCGCTGATGATTACATAGGCAATAATAGCAAGTAAAGCAAACCAGGCGTAGTAAGTCATCGTCTTATAAATTTCAGATAATCCAGAACACGCTCACGAACTTCCATGAGTTCATTATAGCACTTCTGGTTATGAGCACACTGGCGAAGTTCGTGGTCTGGTTTATGAACACTTTCAATAAACAAATCAAGTCCTCTGTTCCATTTGACATCAGGTGATTCATCCATAATTTGTATTGCAGTTATACTATTTAACCAAAAAATTGATCGACAGTTGTACTTGCCTTCTTAGATACCTTGATTTGTTTTGCAATATAAGATTTGGCAGTCGTGTAATTATTGGCAATATGAACTTGACATCCATTGTGGATGATCACAAATTTCTTACCATAAGGAACAGCAGCCCACATTCCGTCCTTGGTTATATAACCTTCTGGGTCTCCTGGTTTGGGATCAAGAACACCAGGGCGAGGAATAAATGGTTTGAGAAACTTTTCAGTCATCCGAATACAGCAGTCACACCAATCACTTTAGCACTCGGATTACGTGCCAGAGCAGTACGCTTGGCATCATTGTAGTCTTTTGCCTCTACAATCTCATCAAAGACCTTGCCAGCGACATAGAGTTGGACTTTGCAGCGCATTGGATTTCTCCTTGTGTGTGAGTAGTATAGCAGAAAAATCAGCGTCTGACAACGCTGATGGCAGGTTGTCCCTGCTTGAACACGGTGTCTACCACCGCCTGAACGCTCCTGGCGGTGCTGATGCCCACCTTATCATAGACAGGCACACAGACCAGTCCAAACCTCTTCTGGGCGCCTCCTAGGCGGATCACACGCCCGATGCTCTGGGAGATACCGATGTAATCCATATTCCGCATAAACAGAACTGCCTCCAGACCCTGAACGTTGATGCCCTCGGACAGAATGCTGTGATGAAGAACTACAAACTTCTTGGCATCATCACGACCCCAAGCGTTGAGAGTGTCGAAGAACACCTCACGGTTGACCTTCTGACCATCAATCACGGCACCAGTCTTGGCGGTGATATACATCCAAGAATAACCACGCTCCTTGAGGTCAGAGCAGAAGTCAGACTGTGACACCAGATTGACGATCTGTTTGGTAGAACGAGCACAAATCAGAACCTTATCCAGACCATTGTCATCAATCGTTTCCAACAGATTAGCAGAGTCACGGTCAGCAATCATCTGCTTATCTTGAACCATCTCAAGTTGCTTGATAACAACTTTAGGCGGCAATATGTAGCCTTGATCCACCATTTCAGGAGCAGGAACATTGCAGATGACATTGCCATAAACAGCAGCATCATTCATCCCAGGTTTAGAAACAGTGATAGAATGCTTTGGAGTAGCAGTGAAGAAATAGCAGCGGTCAGCAGTGGCGGCAAAGTGCTCCGTAGCAGGGAAAAAGTTACGCTGGACGCTGTTGTGTGCCTCATCAAAGTAAATGGTATCAACGTGAATATCTGCCTGCTGAATACGTTGTAGAGAGTTGTAGGTGGTGAAAATTAGTTGATGCTTGTAAGCACGGCGAGACCAGTTATGAATCTCACTGGGTTTCGTGGTGCTCTGGTGATGCGTCTCACCGCTGTGAACGTGAAGCACAGCAACGTTGGTGATAAACTCAAGATACTCAGCAGACAACTGCTCTGCCAGCAGGATGCGGGGTGCCACCACCACAATGGTCTTAGGAGCATCAGACTGAAATTCACGCTGAGCATCAGCAATACCCACAAGGGTCTTGCCCGAACCAGTGGGCATAATCACCTGCCCCTTGACATACTCAAGCAGAGCATCCAGAGCACGTTGCTGGTGAGGTCGGAGTTGAATCACAGGTCTCATCGCGTATGGAACTATTATAGCATAAAAGCGCCCCCGAAGGAGCGCCTTGTGCCAGTCAGGTAAGTGGACTATTACTGAAACTCGTTATAAACTTCAACGTTATTTGCTTGTGCCAACCACTTATAAACAGGAGCCTTGAGTTTTCCAGATCGATAAGCAGACACAACTCGCATACAATAATTAAGATGACGCTTTCGTTCTGCTTCCATCTGAACTCGCAATTCTTGAATATTGCTTTCATCTGGTTGAGTGCTCACACCTTGACCCTGCTCCAAGAAAGAATAGATTGTATATTCATTTTCAGGGAATTCAAGTTGTTTTTCAAGCAGCATTTGAAACTTACGTGAGTGGTCTGGTTTGCGTCCCCAACCAACTGTTATGAAGAGATCATTCTTTTTCATCGAAGAAATGTCACCACAAACATCAGGAATTTTGTAGGCATCATTCAAAACTTTTTGCGATTTGTTAATATCAAAAGGTTCAATAGAAACTTTGATACCTTCTTCGGCAAGAATTTCAGCAGAAAAATTGCGACGATCTTTCTTGCGAATTTCCTTATATCGAGTTTGAAGAACGACCATAACTGCTTCGAAATTCTTTTCAATTTCGTTATGCTTGAATCCCAATTGAATCATATATTTGACATCATCGGGAGTACAATCATTCTTTTTTTCTTTGGTAGGATTGTTTGACATTGTACCATATTGAAGCAATGCATATTCACTTTCACCAGAAATCACGGCACAAGGAAAATATTTCCAAGGCAATTCAAAACGGTTGTTTCCGTCACGAACAATGTACCTATAAATTTTACCTTTGTATTCAATAGGTTCTTTCAGTTTGGACACCGCAGGTTGATAACAACGATAGTCATAACCTTCGGCGGCAACATTGTTAGTAATTTCATCAATTGTTGTTTGGAAAAGTGCCTGCCCCACACGAGTTTGGCATTCAATTCCAAGTTCCCGTGCAATAGAGTGGGACATTACTTCATCTTTATGAAGAATTGCCCAATTTTCAAAATTAATGTTGGGTGCCTTTGGAATACGTCCAAACTTTTCCAGTTCATTCAAGTCAAAAATATTATCATTAGGATTGATAGTATCTTTGGTATTGATCAAACAATAAGTACCTGCAAGATCCATAGAATCTCGGCACATCATTTTCAGTAGCTCATCTGCTTCAAGACGTTGAATTGCAGCACGAACAATCTCTTCTTCATTTTTTCCATCATAAAGTTCTGAAATACGATTTTGAACCAAAACCAAATCATAAACTTGTTGCAGTGTAAAAACTACACCAGGAACAAAATTATCACGAAGAGTCAGTAGAATGTGATCTTTAGTGGAAATCATAATCAAATGTGTTTGTAGGCATATTATAGATTAAATTTCAAACCCTGTCAACCCCCCTGTGCCACTAGAAGAACCGTTCCACCCCCACAGGTTCTCCAAAGGAATAATCGTATGTAAGGGCATCATGACACACATAATGTGGATGGTCAAGGGAAACACCTAATCTTTCACACATTTCTTTATGATTATCTTCCATTAACTCAACGGCATAGAGCATATTGTTTAAAATGTGCTCTTCAGAGTGATACTTCAGTAAGTCATTTTTCAAGGCAATAATAAAGTTTCCAGAACCAGCAGAGTTATCTAGAAACTTTGAGTTTGAATTCTTCCTCTTCTCAAGATCGATCATTTTAACCATTTCTTCACACATTTCCATAGGTGTGAATACTTCTTGAGTTTCGGCAATTCTTTCATCCGAACGCTCAATATTAGATCCAGTTTTTTTATTATGTTGATTCTTATCAGTGACCATTACCAAACCTCAATGTATATGCAGTAATAAATTTGCCCTTCCCAAGATGAGGAATACCATTAGTGGTTTCAGTAGCAATCTTTCGCAGAGTTCCATCACCATTTTGCCCCATTGAAATAATACGTTTTAGGATTTTTTCCTTTGTATTATTTTCATCAGGACGAACACGAATGTAGTTGTGGCTAGAAGATTTTTCATAATCAGTCCACTTCTTACCATCCCTATTCTTTTCACCTGGAAGAAATACTTTGCCAGATGCACCCCCACCATCCCCACCAACAAAAATGTCAGCGTCATAACGATGCTCATATTTAAGAAATTCAATATGAGGATGTTCTGTATATTCTGGATCTAGTTCTCTTTGTTTTTCACCAATTTTCCATTCTTGAATACAGGCATCAATACTTGCGGCAAAATCATTATCGGCACAATCTTTACTCCATACCAACTCAAGATCTCGATTGATTTTATTGTAATTAGCAGAACCTTGTTTTACTGATTTTGGTAGAACAAGAATAATCTGCCCATTCTTTGCACGAACTCGATCTGCAGCATCATTCAAAAAATACAGTGCCAATTTACCACCTTTACCATATGGTGGATTACCAATAACGGCATCAAAGTCCATATCTTTATACTCTTTTTCTGTTATGTATGTTATGCCATTGGGAATATTTGCCATTCCCGAAGGGTTCATATCGTAGTTACCGTCTGTGTAGATATTTTTATATCCTTTTTTAGATAAAGTAATCGAAAAATGCCCAAAAGCATCTTGAGGAATATAAATCATAGCATCTTTTGATAAGTTTTTCAACTTATCAATAATTTCTACCACAAGATGCAATTTAGGAGCCCGAACTGCTTCTGGATTTTTTTCTTTAATTAGTTTTTTATGAGATTCTGGAGTAAACCCAAAAACTTTTTCTTGTTCATGAAATCTCGAATTAACCTCAATAAGTTCTGTTTTTAAGAATGAAATAAACTCAGAATAAGTTTTTATCCACAAAGGTGCTTCTACTACTTCCTGAGATCCACCAAGAGTTGATTTACGACAACCAGCAGCATATAAATGTGGGCGAAAATAATGATCGGTTAAATCTCGATGACAATCGACGTAATCATCGACAATAACTTCCTCTGGCAAATGCGAATAATCATTATCTTTAAATCTACCAAAACCACGTTCTGCCTTTGTCATTCCAACAAAAGCACAAACAGGACGCTCACTAAGTTCGATCAAACGTTTAATCGATTCCTGTTGATGGAAATAAATTCTTGTATATTTTTTATCAACAACATCAGGATAAAAAGGATCAACTTCCTTGATGCATTCCATTAAAGCGTTCATAATGTACTTAGAATGGTCTCTTCAACCTCAACAAAGGTATTTTATATGTCTTAAGATGATTTGTCAAGTTCTTCTACGATTTTATGAAACTTTTCTTCCCAAGAATCTGCATCCATATCCCATTTTTTTACTGGGCATGAATCAAAGATATTTCGCGCTTTTGCTGGAACATAGCATCCGCATAATTTACATTGATTTTCAAATTCATCATAGTGATCACAACTTTTACAGATTGATACTCTTTCTTTATAAAGATCTTCAGAAACTGAAAGGACATGTCCATGTGTGCGAGCATAATTAATCAAATTCCAACAAAATTTAGCAAGGTCTTTTATCTCAGACATTTTAAAAAAAATCAGTTAAAAATATTTATTATGGATTATAAGATCCCTTAACTGTTGTTGAATTAATTGATCCTGTAACAGAATAGTTAGATCCAAAAATTGCTCTTCCTGATGATCCACCACTTCCAGAATTAGATGTATCATTTCCAGGTGATCCCCAATTTCCGCCAGAAGCACCATCTAATCCACTACCTCCAGAAGTAGCACCACATCCTCCACCACCAGTACCTCCAGTACCAGAGGATCCACTTAAAGATCCTGATTGATAATTATATCCTCTACCTGGTCCACCATTTCCACCAGTCCCACCAGTCCCACCTGATGTTGAATAGCTATAGCTACAGTTTCTATAGTGTGTCCACTGACTAGTAACCCACCAACAATTACCCCACCAATTACATTCTTGTCTTCTGTTACATCCACCACCAGTCCAGCATCCATTGTCAGTCCATCCTCCTGGACATCCAGGGCAACCTCCACATTGTTCATATGTTTGTCCACCACTACACAATCCATTCGACCCATTTGACCCGTTCGATCCTCTTTCTCCTCCCCCTCCACCAGCATAAATGTTTGCGGAAGATCTGACATTTACAATGATATTATTTCCACTGCTAGAAATAACAGACAAAGCATCTCCACCTCCTTCACCAGATGGATTTGGAGCTCCAGAAGTTCCACCACCTCTTCCACCGCAACCATAAATGTATCCATAAACATCGATAGTTAAATTATAAGCAGTAGCATTAAATGTTGCTCCAGGAGAACTTACACTATTAGACCCACAATATCCATTAATAAAAATAAATTTTGATGTATTATTTGTTAAATTGCTGTTCCATGATTGGGCATCAATATCAAAATTATCATCCGTTCCAGTTTGAGTTAGATAATAAAACTTTATTGAATTTCTAAATTGAGAAGTTTTCCAATTTGATGATACAGTAATTGAAGAGTTTTCAGTTGAATTAGGAACAATTGGATTTGTATCACTATTTGATGTAATTCTTCTCAATTGAGAAGCTTTTATTGATTCATTATCTGCAGCAAAAGTTTCGCTATCACTTGAGGACTGTTTCCTACGTTGAGCTCTAAAATTTGAACGCAAAGAACTGAAAGAAATAGAACCAGAAGTATAGTATGGACCTGCTTTTGATACTGCTACAGACATTATACAAGGTTTTTTCTTTATTTATTGCGTTGAGATAGTAAATCTTTATGTGGAACTTGAATCCTGTATCCCTTTGCCTTTTGAATTGCCATAAAATCTAGACGACTACTTTCTAAAACAGAATCCCCATTCGGTATCCATTTTAAAAATTCCAAAATTCCTTCTTTTGTAAACATTTTAAGACCGTGAGCAACTTGAATATAACTATCAATATTCCAAAATAGTTTACTTTTATCAATACTGTCTTCTTCTAAAAATTCTTGTTTACACTTTTGCTCAAATGCCTTTACCCATTCCGTTTTATTTTCTTTCATATATCTCCAGAACTCAGAATCCTCTCGATTAGTGGCATAATGTAAACATACAAATTCTGAAACTTCTTCATACAATATTTTAATTCTTCTATTACATTCTTTTCTATTATATTCTAAATTTTTTAAGGTTGAATTATAATCAATAAAATCTTTGACCTGCTGTATAATAATATGAATGCCTGTTGACTCTAATGGTTCAATAAATCCACTGGATAGACCAATTGCCAAACAATTCCCAATCCAATAATCAGTATAATACCCTGGATTATATTTAATAATTCTATCTGTATCTAGACCTACGTTATATTTTTTTCTCAACCAGATATCATATTTTTCTCGTGCTTCATGATCAGAAGTGAATTTTGATGAGTATATATAACCAGTTCCGTATCTATTTCCTATTGGTATTTGCCAAATCCACCCATTTTCTGTTGCTTCTGCTACTGTATATGATGGAACTTCTTCAAAATTATATGGAATTTGTTGAGGAATTGCTCTATCAAGTGGTAACCATTTTGACATATCATTCCATTCTGGATTCAGTTCATTTAATAAAATAGAATTAAATCCTGAAGCATCAATAAAATAATCTGCCTTTACTTCTCCACTGTTTTTAAATACAATACTCTGAATATTTTTCCCATCAGAATTTACTTTTTTAGCAATATCATCAATAAAAGTAACCTCATCTTTTATTTGATTATAAATGTAATTTGAAAATTCTTGAGTATCTAAGTGTAAGGCAAAGAGAAAAGCATCAAAAAAATGTCCAGGTAATGTTGTTGTTGGTTGATGATGAAGAGATCCTCCATCAAAACAATCATTTAAAATCGAATAAATCGAACTTGGATATTTTTTCTTTGAGTTAATATCTAATTCTGGAAATCCATGAAAATATTCCGTCTCTTTAATCCAATCTTTAAAACTAATACCTAATTTAATAGTAGTGCTAGTTTCATCTAAAAGTTTTGGTAGAGGAACTTTTAAGTATTCTTTTAGAAAATAATTTACAATAGGAGTTGTGCTTTCACCAACTCCTATATTTTTTTTATTAAAATCATAATAAACGGAAACATCAACTTCTCCCTGCCACCTTCTTTTTATCATTGTTGCCGCAATTAATCCTGCGGTTCCAGAACCGAGAATAACAAATTTTTTCATAAAATTTAAAAATTAATGGAAATCAGTCCAACCTACACCCGTATAACCTTGGAATTTGTATGTTGTAGTGTTAAAAATAATCGCACCTGGTTGAGTTGTTAAACCAGTTCTTTGTGTCGTTGTATTTAGAGGAACAATCATAAAGGCAGCTAAGTTTGCACCAACTCCTTTACCTGCTTGAGAAAAATCAACAGCAGATAAAGGAACTGTTGTTCCAACCCCTACACTTGAAGAGTTATTTAATATAAAGAATATATTATTACCTTTAAATTGTGAATTATGATGTTCAATTATACCATCAACAACACGAAGTGCTGGTGATTCACTTATAAAATAATTTGTTGAACTTAGAGCCTCTGTATTTGTGGTTCCGATTCCAACTTTTCCATAAAAATTAGAATCTCCAGCAACAATTAAAGCTTTTGAACTAGCAGTTTCTGTCGCAATTCCCAAATTTCCAATTATTGCTGATTTTCCACGTGCATCTAAGGCAACCACTGGGTCTGCTGTCCCAATTCCAATAGAAACACCAATAGTTAGATTATCTTCTACATTTACATCTCTAAAAGTTGAGATACCAGTAACAGCGTTAAGATTGACTCCATTAACTATAGGTGGAAGAGTAATATTATTGAGTGCTACAATGTTGTCTGCGGTTACTGATCCACTAACAACCATTGTTCCTCCAACTGAAACTGATCCTGTAACAGTAGTACTGCCATCAACATGAAGTTCAGTAGTTGGATTTGTCACACCAATACCCAACTTACCATCATAAGTGAGGGACATTAATTCGGAATTTGTTTGACCATAAATCCAATCAAATCTTCCTGTTCCTACACCTGCTGATCCAGCGTGTAGGTACATATTAATATTTCCAGTATCATTATTAATGATATCAAAAGTTTTATTTGGATTTCCAAATCTTAATAAACTAGTACTTTTACCAACTCCTACAGATTGACCAATGCTAATTCTCGATTCTCCACTATTAGAAATAACTTCTAAAAGAGATCCTGAAGATTTTATAATTTGAAGTTCTGACGTTGGAAGCGCCGTTCCTACTCCAATTCTTCCATTTTCCAAAGCAGAAAAAGCAGTTCCGCTAGTTCCAACATGTAAAAGTTTAGAAATAGTCGTAATTCCAATTGTAGGAACTTCAATGCTGTTAGCAATCAATTTAGTAGCAGTAACAATTCCAGCTACAATATCTGGAGAACCAGATAATGAAGTTGCTGTAGTTGCTGTCCCTGTTACATTTCCAATAAATCCGCCAGTGGCAGTTACAACTCCAGTGACTGAAGCACCAGTAATAGAAATTCCTGTGCCAGAAATTCTAGCGGCAGAAATATTTCCAGATGTTATACTTCCTGTTACAAAAGATCCAGAAGTGAGAATTCCACTTATACTAATATTAGAAGGAAGTCTAGAATTGTCAAGTGTGCCAGTAGTTACATAACTAGCATTTACGGCAGTTATTCCAATTCCCCATCCATAAAATTGATTTGCAGTTATAATTCCAGAAACAATAACATCACCAACTGAACTAATTCCTACACCACGAGAAAAATTAGATGCGTTATTATTTCCACCAATTTGTAAGGTAAATCTTGGGTCATTTGTTCCGACTCCAACATTTCCAGAAGCATATATGCTTGTATATCCCAGTCCAACATCAGTATCAACCCATTGAGATGTTGGCATTCCCTGTAGGAATCTCGCATCTCCATAATAAGTAACAATACCCGAAGGTGTTGATGCTGTAATGATACCAGAGGTAAAGGAAGTTACTCCAATTTTCAAACCATCAGTGATTGTAGCAACACCAATAAAAGCATCTCTTATTGTAGCAAGACCTACAATTTTTACTGAACCTCTTACATCTAAAAACTCGGTGGGAACTGATGTTCCAATTCCAACCAATCCATTAGAACTTACAATGAAATTATCTTCATCAACCTGAACACCATTTCTAAAATTAAATGACTTCCTAAAATTTGCCATCTTATATGGTTTTTAGTTATTTATCAGTATTTTTCTCAAGGGCATCTACCTTAGAAGATAATTCTTTAACTGCTTCAATAAGTAATGGTACAATTTTATGGTAATCAACTGCGAGATATCCATTATCTCGTGTGATAACTGCCTCAGGAAGAACTTCTAAAACTTCTTGTGCAATTACACCAATATCATTTCCTTCTTTACCAGATATTTGATTCCAAGTATAAGTATTACCACTAATTGAAAGAACCTTAGAAAGTGGGGTACCAATAACAGTAATATTATCCTTTAATCTTCGGTCAGAACTATAGAAAGCAGTAATATCTCCAGTAACTGTTAATTCTCCAGTTATAGCAGTATTTCCACTAATATTTAAAGCATCAGAAATTGTTGTTGTTCCACCAGTAGAATCAATTGTCAGATTACCACTTGTTGTACTGAAAGTATTACCATCAAGTCTAATATTGTCAACATCAAGTCTACCAGTAATATTTACAACATCACTGGCATCATTTCCAAGAGTTGTGTTTCCGTTTACGGTTAAACTAGAAGATAGTAAAGTAGAACCAGTTACATTTAATGTTCCAGTTATTCCAGTATTACCTCCAATTGTAGCACTACCAGTTAATCCAAGATTTCCTCCAATATTAGCGTTCTTTTCAATTCCGATTCCACCATCAAGAATTAAAGATCCAGTATCTTTAGATGTTGATTGTGTTGTATTAAGAAATTCGGCATGACCTGTTACACGTAAATTATCATTAAGATTCAATGTGTCATTGAATTTAGTTTCACTATTAAACGTGACTGGACCATCAAATTGAGAGAGAACGGTTCTAGAATTTCCACCTTCTACTTTAATTCTTTCTTTAACAACTATTTCATCGAAAACAACACTCAGAATACCAGTTTCTTGTCCAGTAACTGTAGGAATAGGTGTATCAAAAGATCTTTCTTGACCTGTTGCCGAACTTACTTTTTTATTACCAATATAAAATTCACCGTCATTATTCATTCCAGTATAAACAATGACACCTGCCGATTTTTCTTGAGATTGTGAAAGAAATACTTCTCTTTCATTTAAAGAACGAACTTGAACTTGTGGTAATCCAGTGGAATAATTCCCAGGACCATAACCAAGATACTCAAATGTGTGTCCAGAAGCACGAGCAATAGAAGGTCTTCTAACTTCAACTGGAATTGGCTTTATCTTTTTAATAAAAGAACCAGTTTTATGTTGTGATATTAATGTACCCAAAACACCACGAATCACAGTGATTTCATTATTGTTTGTTCCAGTTAAAGTACTGGTAACAATTCGCATGATTTCACCACCAACTTCAAGATATGTTCCAAGTGGAAATCTCGATAATGTTCCAATCCCAGAAGATGTTAACGATACCTGGAATGAAGTTGAAGATGCCGAAATATCCTCACCTAAAACTAAGCAATCATTATCATAGAAAGTAAAACTTCTTATTTCAAGATTTTCTTTTGATGAATCTGAAATAGAATCATTTGAAGAAATTCCATGTTTTAACAAATAAAATGGGGTTCCACCAACGGAAGATGAACTACGAATAGTGAGAGAAGTAACACTCAATCTTTCTTTGACTGTGTAATCTCCCAAATTATTATTATTTTGATCAATAATTCTAAATTTATTTCCACTATAAAGTTCATGTCCATTAGAACATGTAATTGTTGTAATTCCTGTTACCGAATCATATGTTGTTGAAGATGAAACTTTAACAGAAGGTCCTAAAGGTAACACATAAGATCCAGAGACAATAATTGGATCCCCACCAGTATGGGCAACAGAAATTTGATTCTTAGCAGGAACTGAAGTTATTCTATAATATCCATCTGCTGTAGTTCCAATACCAGTAATTTGAACTACGTCACCAATATTTGTAGAAATACCGGAAGTTGTAACTGTTAATCCAGCTCCAACTCCAGATCCAATTGTAGAAGTATCAAAATCTAATTCTTCACCATTAGTGTATCCAGATCCACCATTGATAATGTTAACAGATTGAATTGAACCACCAGAAATAACAACTTTAGATGTAGCACCATCCCAGGTTGTAGTTTCATTATTGAATAATTTTACATTATAAAATGTTCCATTATTATATCCATTACCACCACTAAAACTATTATATGTGGCAATACCAGAGAATTTATGCTCACGGTCAAATGTAATTGTTGAACTTGTTGAAGAGGTTGAGACACCAGTTATTGATAATCCGACACCAAAAGTTTTTAATGTTTTATCTAAAGATTCTCTTGTGGTACTTTTTTTAAGATCACTAGTAACAACTTCACCCACAGGAGATCTTTTCGCAAAAGAAACTGCGGATCTTTGACTATCATTATGATTATCTTTGTCTAATTGTGGATAAAGATCTTCGATTTGTTGACTATATTTGTATGAAGTAAATTCTGTTGGTAATGATCTATCGGCATCTGTGATGTATAAATGATAAATTCCATCTTGAACACCATAAATGTAAGGCGTGATGGTTTCTTTTCTGTAAATATAAAGATTTTTTCTTAGATCATTTCTTTCAAATCTAGGAAGAGATGAAGATCTTATATGAGTATTGTTTGTAAATGTACCTAAGTTATGGACAACGCCATTTACATCTGTTGAGGAATATCTAAATGTATTCGCATTAACGATTTGAGAAACTTCAAAAGTTCCATTGAAACCAATATTATTAGCACCACTTGAATTAGTTGTACTAGTAACATTCTTAATGTTAACATGATCACCAACTTGAAGATTATGGGGAAGATCAGCAATAGAAGTAACTACATTTGAAGCGACAGTACATGTTGAAATAAATCTTGGGTTTCTATTGTACTCAATATCACTTCCTGTAATTGAAGATAAAGCAAAATCAGTATTTGCTCTCACACTAGTCGTACTAGATTCTTGTAATATAAATCCTTCAGTTGGATCTTTTGCACTAATAACTTCTTTTGGTACGACATAACGAACTTTAAATATTTTTTCATCTAAACTTCTCGAATCTTCTGTTCTTAAGACATAAGAATCATTAGTTCTTTGTCCAATTCCAGATACTCCCTGAGATTGTAAAACTCTATAAATTTCATTATCAGTATTCGTATAAACGAACCAATTTGAGTAGTTTGTATCCCATTGTAATGGATGACCAATGTTTCCGGGAAGTTTATCAGAAACTCTACTTTCTATACGAAGTTGAGATCCACCATAAATTGTAATTGGTAAATTATTTTCAGAATTTGCCTTTGTAGAAGATATTTTAATTTCAATATTTGATGTTCTAATAGCATAATAAACTGTATGCGGTGAAATATTCTCTGGCAAATCTCCAGAGTCACTTATAATTCTAATCGTTTCTCCAGTTTGGATATTATGAGACCCTAAGGTTAATGTATTCGATGCTGGTCCAGAAACTACTTTATAAGTTTTTTCTGAAGTATTTGTTCCAGATGCTACTGTTGTTCCTGTTCCCAGGATATTATCAAGCATTTTAACAGTTGCTGTACTTGTTCCTGCCCCAGCAACAACATATAATTTTTCATCAAATTTTGATCCTATTCTATATCCTTGAGTAATTGCTGGTGGTGGAGCATCGGCGTTATTATATCCATAAAGATATAAATGACTTGAAATTCCAATTTGAGTTGTTAGGCCAACATCAATAGAAATCCAATCAATTTTTTCTTCATCACTTACAATTGCTCTCGGAGATATAATGTTTGTTATGTATCCGTGATTGTCTTTATCAAAAGATTCTTTTCTAAATCCTTCAGCATGAAGTGAATGTTGCCCAAAGTTAGAGTTTGAGTTTGTAATTGAAGCATCTCCACCACTTCTAACATCAAAATGATATGTAAATCCAATAGCAAATACAGAAACAATTTGGATAAAGGCATCATTCGACATCTTAATGTGACTGATTTCCCATCCACTTCTGTAAATTGCTCCAGAATCTAAATGATATACAGTATCTGGATTTGTGGAAGATGATTGAGTAGCAAGTGTTGCTCCTGTTTGTTTTGTTATTCCGATAGAATCATAAACTCTAGAAGATGGGTTATACTTTGCAAATGCTCTATCATCTTTTTGTAGAGACACAGCTGTAAACTGTGCCACAACCATTGAACGGAAACCAGATGCTTTACTTCCATCTGCATGCATTCCCTGCATTCCCCAAACAGAACGCAATGAGATATTAAAAATATATGGAGATGCTCCAGATACAGTATCGGTTTCGATTGTAACAGTTGCTGAAGATACGCTAGGTGATGCTGGTAGATTTGCTCTAACAAAAGGAATTACATATGTAAACTGAGTAGCACTTAAAACGGATTGAACATTTGTAGATACATTATAGTCTTCTTCGGCAACTCCTTTAATCTTGATTGGTGTATTTGAAGTTAAATTGTGTTCTGTAGATGTTGTAACTGTAATAACAGAACTCGGAGTAAACCCATCACCAGAAATAATATTTGAAATACTAATTGGATCTGAAGCAAAAGCACCAACAATTTCCCATTCTGGACGTTGTTTCGCAAATCCAAGTGGAGAATCTGGATATTTTTGATCAATATCTCTACCAGATGCTAAATTAAAAGCATTTGATAATTTACTATAATACATATCAAGATCGGTAAGATCATACCCAGAAGGATAATTTACACCGTCAGCATACTCAAAACAAGTTAATTTATGGTGAGAAAAAGTTGGTTTCGATCTATTATTTGAAGAAAAATCTTCTGGATCTGTATAAACTAAATCTACCTCATCACCATCAAAGATAGAAAATTGCCAAAAATAACAAGCACCAGTAACTCTAAATATTGCCGATCCTTTTACTTCAACATCTGTTGGATTTGGAATATATTTTGGTCGAATTTTTGTTTTTCTAAGGTCAAGACCAACAATAGAAGTTCCTCTAGGTACAACAACTCCACCATGAATACTATTAAACTTATAAAGAATATTATCAGTTTGGGTTAAATCAAATATTGATTCTAAAGTCAAAGAAAGAGTTTCTTGAGCTGCGGTTTCTGCACCAGAGGGAGATACAGCTTTTGCCGTTCCTGATACGTTTTTAATCGCAAATCCTGGTCTGTTATCAATTATATGATTACCAGGCATTAACAAAATTGTTGTTTTTTCAACTAAATCATTATTACTACCTCTCAAATAAGAAAATCTAGCTGATTCAAGAAGAGCTCTTTGAATAGTTTTAAAAGGTTGAGTTAAGGAATTTCCCTGATTAGTGATATCATCAGATGAATTGATATCATTTGGGTTAACGTAGAGTATTCTTCCTTCAGTACTCTTAATAAAATTCTCTAACTTGTTGAGAGGCATCGGATTATAACAACCAAAATATTTCTATGTTTTATTTATCCCATTAAATCCTCCTCATTATATTCATATTCCACATCATCTGGCATATCTTCAGGGTTCTCTAACTCAACTGGAAAGAAGCAAGGATGCACTTCCTCGTCAATTAAGTAGAATGAGTTTCTATACAAATCTTCTGGTTCATATGTGCGGTTCTGGTCTGCTAATCTACATAAGTCCTGATCGTATAAGTGCCCGTCTGGTAGTTCATCAAACGTGAAAGGAACGTGATTGATGAAATACATCTTCACGATCATTCTGCCGTTATCATACCAGCAGTATGCGTGATCAATACGATAAGACATAGGGTTTTCCCATATCTTATATTTATTTTCAGTAGCGATGGTGGGATTCGAACCCACCCTTGAACGATTTTAAGTCGTTTGCCTCTTCCGCTGGGCTACATCGCCAATGAAACCATTATAACTCTTAGAGTTTGAATGGTCAAGTGCTCCTTGAGGGGATCGAACCCACCTCACATCGATTATGAGTCGATTGCTTTCACCAGATAGCTAAAGGAGCGATGGGAATACTGGGAGTTGAACCCAGACTAAGCCCTTATAAGGAGCCCGCTCTAACCATTAAGCTATACTCCCACAAAACCCTGAATTCAGGGTGCTTCGTTGTTTAGTTCGGTGTGTATTCGTATAATCTCCTCGTCTGCGGGCATCATCACTGCTGTCTGCCCGTCTTCGTTGACGATACCTAAACTCTCTCCATTTTCAACACGTTCCATCAGTTCATCAAACCTCTCTTGAAACTCTTCCACAGTGAAAACTTCCATTGTCCTGTTATTTAGTTTTGCTCACCACGAATGGCAAGGTCAGCATACTCGATTTGCTCAGGGTCCAGTTGTGCAGTCACAACTTCCAGAACGTTCATAAACTCTTGGACGGTATCACATTCTACACGACGCTCACTGCCTTGATCGCTCAGCAGCAGGAAGGTGCGAGTGCATACGTCAATCACAATACCCTGTACGGTTTCTTGTGCGGTGCTCATTAGGTGGTTCCGTTGATTACCCCCATATTATAAGGGGTCTTGGCACTGGTGTCAAGGGGATTAAACAAAATTAATATTGACAACAATTCTAGCAGGTTGATCAGTGCATGTTGTGCCAGTATGTTTGATATTACTATCAAATATTACTATTCTATTTTTAACACTCTTAACAGTTTTCCCAGTATCAAATAAAGTGTATCCATCATTTGTATTTAAATACAAAATAGCAGTAGTTATATCAGAGTAATCCGTATGCCATGCATCAATATGCTCTATTATTTTTTCTGTTTTTGGATTTAAATTTGCTTTTATTCTAACTAAAGACTTTACATTTAATTTTTCTCTTAAAAATCTTACATATCTAAAATATCCAGATGGTTCATCATTTTGATAAAAGCAATGAGTGAATTGGCAATATTGACTTTCACTAACAACCTTTCCAAAAAACCAAGGAAATTCACAATCAGATATTAAATTAAAAATTTGATTAAATTCACTATCAGATAAAAAATCATCAATAATTTTCATAAAAATTAACTAGGAGGAACTGGCCACTGATCATGAGATTCATCATTCATTTCTTTGGCAGTTACTGTGATCGATTGAGGTAAATCTCTTAATTGTTGACGATAATTTTTCCAAGATTCTTTTTCAGATTCTGATAATGGAGAATCAGGCATTTGAGTCCAGTCGCTATCATAAAGTAAACAATTTCTTATTTTTCTAAAAATTCTATCCCAATTTGTAGTTCTTTCAATTTCTTCTTGTTTTTCAATTTCTTCAATTTCTAGACCTTCCTTATGACGCATAAAGATATCATATCCTTCTTGATAGATTCCCAAACTTTCTATTTTTTCATTTAGTGAATTATCACTATACTCAATTTCTCCCCAAGTGTCATACCACTGAAGGGCATGAACATTTTCTGGGCACCAAGACCAATCTGTGGTTATTCCAGAATAAGTATGTCCATCAACGATAATTGCTTTGTCGGAAGGGACAATAGTAAGTCTCATTCTTCTTTAGGTTCATCTAACATATTTATTGGTATATTTAGTGGTGATACCTGTGCTGGGATCACAGTTTGCTGTAAGGCATTATAATAAATTTCTTGATTTTGTTGATTTGCCCTAACAACTTCATTTCTGAAAGATTCTACAGCTGCTCCCGTCTGGTTTGATTTCTGAGCAATTTCAACAGCCATAATTGGCATCCAAGTTACGGCACAACCCCATTCATCTACGGGTTCTCCAGTATTTGGATTTGTTCCTCTCATTTGTGTAAACCAAGCACACTTAATACCTACACAATCTTTTTTAATAAGAGGACAAAAATTACCAGGTTTAATTTTAGCCATAATTTATATGTGAAATATAGTTATATTATAACATCAAAATTACTAAAGATGTCTTCTTAAAATTGAATGGCGAACTCCATCTATCATAAACTTCGAAGTTTCATAATCATTCATATCAAAATAATTTAATGATTCTGACAATGATGAATATAAACTTCTCATCCATGGATCATTTATCATGGAAGTGCTCCAAAATACGATACATAATCTTTCACCAGAAGTTATAGTATTTACTTTATGAAGTATACCAGTATTATAAGTAATTGCTTCACCAGGATTTAATTTTATTTTTCTCTCTTCATTATTAATACTTAAACAAAGTTCTCCACCCTCATACATTTCTTTTTCTGAAAGAAATAATGTTGTACTATAATGTCCATTAAATCCATCATCATGATGTAAGTGATAATAATCACCGACGTTCATTTTTGTTATTGTCGATATTCCCGTACTTTTAGCAACAGTAAAATTTAAAAATTTATTATCATTATCTAAAGAACTCATTACAATTGAATGAATTTTTTGAATCAAAGAATAATTAGAAAGTCTTTTTAATTTTTTAATTTTATGAGACCCATTTGTAACTGTTGAAAGACCATCAATCCAATCTTTTTCAGAAGAAATGGATAAAAGATTAAGAATTAGTTCAATATCTTTGTCAGATAACAATTTTCTAATATAAAAAGAATCATTCATACTATAATTTTCAAAATCAATCTTTACTACAAATTATAACATCAATATATTGAACATCAAAGTCTAATGCTGATCCACTAAATGATGCTGTGTTAGCGTGTGTGTGGGATCCACCACCACCTGTAGAGGTAGTTGGCGCCGATTGACCCCCATAATCATATCCATAGGCGCCAGTGGGGACTTCGTATGGTCCGCCTTGGCCATTCCAGGTGGGGTCACCATGATAGTGAGATGGCATTTCATTTATAGTTAATGTAAATGCAGCATTAGACATTGTAACACTACCAGAAGGAGTTCTTGATGTAAATACACTCGTAAATGCTGTTGAACCTCCGATACCTCCACCAGTCCCAGACACAACTCTTAGTGCTTTGTTATTTTGAGTTGTAACCTTTGTCCATCCTGTAGGTGCGTTTGCTTGATAAAGTAAAAATACCGATCCAGAAGGAATTACAGCAGATGCAGAACCCGTTGCTCCTTGAGTGCCTTGAATACTAGATCCAGTTAATCCCTGTGATCCTTGAGCACCTGATCCACCAGATCCTCCAGAAAGACCTTGAGTGCCTTGAATACTAGATCCAGTTAATCCCTGTGATCCTTGAGCACCTGATCCACCAGATCCTCCAGAAAGACCTTGTGTTCCTTGAGTTCCTTGTGTTCCTTGGGTTCCTTGAGTAGCAGTACCAGTGGTTCCTTGGGTTCCTTGGGTTCCTTGAGTTCCTTGAGTTCCTTGAGTTCCTTGTGTACCTTGAGTTCCCTGTGTACCTTGAGTTCCTTGTGTACCTTGAGTTCCTTGTGTACCTTGAGTTCCTTGAGTGCCCTGAACACCTTGGACTCCTTGATTACTTAATCCTTGGGTTCCCTGAATTCCCTGAATTCCTTGTGGTCCCCCCAGTCCTTGAAGACCAGCAACAAAAGAATCTATCCACCTAACACCATCACCAGTAGAAACTAAAACGGAACTGGCAGTTCCTACGTTATTATACTTATCAATAAGTTCTCCAGAAAATTTTAAACTACCATCTATTTCTACAGTTGTTCCAATACCTACTTTGGCACCACCTGTGGTAGTATATGTTAATTTTTTAGCAACTTGAGATAACTCGAATGGGATTGCCATTTTATTAAGACATCCTCAAAATATTTATTTTGATAAGGGAAGTGGTAAATATTTTCATTTTATTAGTTTTTAGAGGCAAAAATTACATCAACATATTGAACATTAAAATCTAAAGTTGATCCAGAGAATGAAGCAGATCCACTCCAAGTTGGAGGGTTAAATCCGTGTTGGTGAGAGCCATTTCCACCAGTGTTATTAGTATTCCAACCAATAACGAATGGATTGTTATCATAGTCATTTCCTTGACGGGATCCAGCATATCCATTACCCAATCCTGAGTTACCATTATTTTCAGCAAAATAGAAGTTAGCAAATGAGTGAAAGTGAGATGGCATTTGAGATTCGGAAAGAGTTGTAGAATTAATAGAACCACCAGATATTGATCCACTAACACTGATAGAACCTGATGGAGTTCTTGAAGAGAATGCTGATGAAAATGATACAGAACCGCCAGATCCAACTCCACCACTAACAACTCTTAGTGCTTTATCATTATGAGCTGTTATCTTTGTCCATCCAGTAGGTGCTGATGTTTGCTGGAAAAGCATCACAGTCCCAGAGGGAAACTCTAAATTACCAGTTGCTCCCGTAGTTCCTTGAGGACCAGTAGATCCAGCAGTTCCTTGCAATCCAGTTCCACCGACAGTTCCGCTGAGACCTTGCCTTCCTTGTGTGCCTTGTGTGCCTTGTGTTCCTTGAGGACCTATACCACCAACAGTTCCACTGAGACCTTGTGTTCCTTGAGGACCTTGAATTCCTTGTCTACCTTGAGATCCTTGTACGCCTAAACCCTGCGTACCTTGCGCCCCATCTCTTCCTTGTACACCTTGTGTTCCTTGAGCACCTTGAGATCCCTGAACACTTATTCCCTGCGTACCTTGAGGTCCTTGTGTACCTTGTGTACCTTGGGTGCCTTGCCTTCCTTGTGTGCCTTGTGTACCTTGAGTCCCTTGCGTTCCTTGAGGTCCTGTAGTTCCTTGAGGTCCTGTAGTTCCTTGTGTTCCTTGTGTACCTTGGGTGCCTTGCCTTCCTTGTGTGCCTTGTGTGCCTTGTGTACCTTGAGTCCCTTGCGTTCCTTGAGAACCTTGGGCACCAAAAGTCCCGCTAAGACCTTGCGTCCCCTGGGGTCCCTGTGTCCCCTGCGTTCCCTGGGGACCTTGCGTTCCTTGAGTTCCCTGTGTACCTTGAGTCCCTTTATCTCCTGTTCGTATAAAAGAAATACATAATTCTTGATTATTAGAAAAAGAGCTAACACTACCAAGAACATGTGAACAAGATACTTCAAAATAACCAGATTGTTCTGTTATAGAAGAAATTGTAAATATTACAAAATTAGCAGCATTTAATCTATCAGATACTGTAAAATGACCTTTAATTGTAGAAGTAGAATCATCAATTGTTCTCAAAAAAGCTTGAATATCTGTTCCATTAGCATCAATATCATCAATGTTTAGAAGAGTTGCTGATGGTATTGATAAATTATTGAATCCTAATTTTCCAGGACCAGAATCACCAAATGTTGATGTCGTAAATGTATAGAAAAATATTACTCCACCATAATTTCCATTAACACCTTGAGTTCCCTGTCTACCTTGAGTTCCCTGTGTACCTTGAGTTCCTTGAACACCTTGAGTTCCTTGAACACCTTGAGTTCCCTGAACACCTTGAGTTCCCTGAACACCTTGAGTTCCCTGAACACCTTGAGCTCCAGCATTTTTATATGTGATTACGTCAACAATTTCTCCAGCATCTAAAGATTCATTAATAATAAGAGTAGTTCCACCAACTAAAGAATATTCACTAGGTGTCAAATGAACCCCATTTAAGTAAACATCAACGTTTTGACCTTGTTCATAAGTAAGTGTAAATGTTGTTTGATTTTGTGTGGCAATAAAATTATAGACATTTCTTTTAAATCCCAGAGCATCAGAAGAAGTTGTCCAACTAACGCCAGCACCGGTCGAAATTAATATTGATCCAGCAACTCCAACTAAATTATTGGAATCATATAGTGCGGATGTTAATTTTAATGATCCTTCAATATGAAGATTCGCATTTGGATTTGTTGTTCCAATACCAAGTGAGTTACTAGAGTTATTAAAAATAAATAAACTATCGGTTGAAAATTCATTCGCATTGTTGAATATGATTTGACCTGGAGATCCTGGGGCAAAAACAGTAATAGTTGAAATATCCCCGCTTGCTGTTGCTGATATTGCTGCTCCAACAAAGTTTAATTTAGAAACACTATTTGCTGTTCCAACCAAAAATGACTCATCAAATACACTAATACCATCAACTAAATTTGCTGGCGCAATTTCTTGCCAATATCGATCACTATCTTTTGAATTTTCTACAGTGATTAAATTATAATATTTTGGAGAAAGTGGTACTGGTCTTTCCCCAGGATAACCTAAATGTGGTTCAGCTTCATCTAAAGAAAGATATCTATATCTGTCAGTCGAGATTGCAGATTGTGGTATTCTTTTGGCTCTATTAGTTAAATATCTTGCCATTAGACTATAGAATTTTCCAGAATACTACAAATAAATTCCATTTGAAGCGGTGCTACTTGCCCTCCACTAACATAAGTATGAGCAATACCAGCAACTACACCAGAATTTGTAACAAATGTTTTTGATGTACCAACGGATCCAGTTATGCTTGTAATAACAAATGATTGTTGAGGTGAAGGAAAAATTGTTGTAGTAATCCCACTATTTGCTGGACAAGTAAAAGCCAATCCACTCATGGTTACTTGGTCATTAACATCAAATCCATGTGGAGTTGATGTTACTATTGTAGTAATTCCAGTAATATTATCATATGTACAACTTGATATAGAAACTGTACCAGATTGATTTCCCGCTATGATAATAGAATCTGATACTGTTGCTGTTCTTTCTAAAACTAATCTTCCATCAATGATAATTATAGCATCATTTGGTGGAACCTCTGCTCCTTTAACTACTCTTATATTTCTAGTATTTCCAGCAGTTTTTGATGCTAAGCTTTTTCTTCTATGAGTAAATGTAACTGATGGATATGTATTTACTCCAACATTAGAAACTTGAGCATAAAGCAAAATAGCAGAGACACCAACTGGAGTTGTGTAGATAGTCTGTTCTCCTGGAGCTACTGGAACAGCAATTGTAAGAAATTTATTTAGTGGTGCTACTGCCATATTATCTCAATGCAAGTATTAATGGTGTGACTTCTGCTTGAATTGCTCTGCTAAAATCTCTTCCTCTAATCGTAGATGTAGTTTGATCTACTTGAATCCCTGCTCCAATATCAAAATTACCTTTTTGATCGGTGCTAGTAAATGGAATTTGGGCTCCATCTTTAGCTACAATTTCATTTGCTTTAATTGGGACGGCACCTTGGAAAGGTGTCGAGATATTTATATCTACACCAGTACCAATATATTCAAATGAGTGACCACTGGTTAAAATTCTACTTATTCTTCTAAGTTCAATAGAATCATCTTGGAACAATTCATATGGGATAAATTCATTAAATACCACTGTTGAAATACCTACAGTATTTCCAGAAGTTCTAGAAACAGGAAGACGGGGAATAGATGCTGGATCAATAGCGGTTGTAATAATCGCAAAAAATGTATCTATTGAGTTTTTAACATCAGTACAAGAATCTGGATTAGTATTTGAAGGAGAACCAGATGCTGGAGATGGATCAGCAATTATCGTTAAATCTCTAAATTGTGTATAAACATTAATACCAGTGTATCCTTGTTTTGTCACTATCACATTGTTAATAATTTGTTTAGCAACATCTCTAGCATAATTATATGTTCTGATAGATTCTGCTTCTTCTCCTGCCAAGTATGCGTTATCTACATAAATTTTAGCAGCATCATAAGTTGCATCATTTCCACCAAATTGTAAATTATATGCTATAGATTTTAAAACTAAGTTTACGTCACTCACACATTCTTGACTTCCACCTGGTACTGAGAATGGTGTTCCAAGAGTTACATTATAATAATAAAGCATTCTATCAACTGCTTCTGTAGCAATAAAATCTAGGTTTTCCATAATCAAACGAACAGCATCTGCGTATCTATGATTTGGTGGTGTTGGTGCGGTTGCTTCAAAGACTGTATAATAAATTGGAGACATAACTGCTGTAGCTAATCCAGTATTGCCCTCAATATCAACAACAATATTTTGTGTTGGTAAATAATTTCTACCCGTACTTACAACATCAATCGCAGTAATTTGACCAGCATCATTTACAGTTGCGGAAGCTTGAGCAATGATGCCTTGAGGTCCTTTTGGTTGCAAAGTACCATCAAAATCTCTGATAACAACACTTGGTGGGGCATTTGCGCTGAATCCAGAACCACCGTTCAAAACGGTAATAGAATCCAATTCTGTTAATGGGTAAGTAATTGTTCCAACACCAACAGCATCTGGATAATTACTAAGGTTTATTTTAAACCATACAGATTGACCATCATAAGGTCTTCTTGGACTATTATCGAGATCGGAAACAGAAGTAAATCTAATAGTATCCGTTTCTGCTGCAGTATCAGTAATTACTCTTGCGGTAAATTCTGTTCTTCCAAGACCAACAGCATATAATCCATAATTTCCAAAAGATGAGTTAGAATTGGTTAAATCACAAGATCCGCCAGTATCACAATAGATTGCAATATCACAATTAATTGTGAAAATAGAAACTAACTGTGCGTATCCACTATTTGTAATTGATACACCAATTCCATTCTCATTGTATTGAGTGAAAGAATCACAAACCATACATTTGAGATCATTTCCGATTGTTGCCGCTGTAGCATGATCTCCATTAATTTTCATACCAATACTCTTGGTCATAAAATTGGTACAGTTTCTAATATATGGAGATCTCCATCTACCAGTTGGTCCTTCTGTTGCTGGTCCAGGTCCTAAGTAGCCTGTTATGGCACTATGAGCAATTCCAATACTTACATCCGAAGGTGTTGGTGGAAATGCTACAGCGGCAGCTCCAGTGTGTGCAATCGAAATATTTGATCCAGCAAAATTTAAATTTTCAATTAGACATCCTCTTCTTACATGAAAAACATCTTTGTTTATATTATTTGGAATAATTGTTACAAGTCTTAAATCTTGACCAGAAACAGTTACATCTGTGCGAAGTCCAATTGGATTGTTTTCATAGTAAATACCTGGACGTATATAAATTGTATCTCCATCCTGTGCTATTGATGCTGCCGCGCCAACTGTTGCTTTAGCATCACCTTCTAATAAACCGCTATTAGAATCATTGCCATCTTTAGTAACATAAATTATATTTTGTGTTTGTACTCCAGGTGGTCTCCAAGAAACTCCTGTTCCTACGGAAGAGAGTCGATAATCAGTTTTACCTGCGGCAACACTTCCATTGATATCAATTAAAGTCGAATCTAATTCAAGAGATCCAATAAGTTTTGTATTTTGACCTACATTTAAATTCTTTTCAATTCCAACACCACCTTCAACAACTAATGCTCCAGTATCTTTATCAGTAGAATTTGTAGAACTATAAAGTTTTACGTTACCATAAACATCTAAAATACTACTTAAAGTTGTTGCTGCCCCAACATACAAAGTGCTACTAAGTGTAGTGGCAGATCCGACTGTCAATGTGCTGCTAAGTGTAGTAGCAGATCCGACTGTCAATGTGCTACTAAGTGTAGTAGCAGCACCAACTAAGAGACCTAATCCAATCGTTGTTTGACCGCCTAGATTTAAGTTTTTTTCAATTCCAACACCACCCTGAATAATTAATGATCCTGTATCTTTATTTGTTGATTGTGTTGTACTATTAAATGTTACATCACCATCAACATCTAAGCTACTATTAAGTGTTGTGGCTCCATCAACGTCTAAAATATTATTAAGTGTTGTGGCACCATCAACATCTAAGCTACTATTGAGTGTTGTGGCACCATCAACATCTAAAGTATTATTAAGTGTTGTGGCATCATCAACATCCAAAGTATAATTAAAAAGAACATTAGAACTAACTTCCAATTCCCCCAATACATTAATTTTTCCAGCTACATCTAGTGCTGTTTGTGGATCATTATTATTAATTCCAACATTTGAATTTCTGTAAATATTACCAGTTGAGGTTGTTCCCCAGTAATCATAAATGCGAACATCAGCAATATTAGCACTTAAAAGACTTTGAAATGCCTGAACATTATCTGTCGAAACACCTGTTGTGTTAACACCAGCACGGAAATTTAATCCACGATATGAAGATGGACCAACTAACACTCCATCATTATAAACAAATATACCCTCAGTAAAAGATGGTTCAAATTCTGTCCATTTAATTCCTTGAGCATCTTTAGTTAAAAATCCACCAACTGGTCCAGGACTATTTGAAGCATCGTAAATATCTTGATTAATTTTTACACTACCACCAACATCTAATTTTTGTTCTGGTTGAGTGCTTCCCAGTCCAACATTTCCACTAATCGTAGCATTTCCAACAACATCCAATCTTTGAATCGGTGTTGCTGATCCAATACCAATATTGCCACTGGATGTTGTTAGAATTGTGCCACCAACACCCACATCTAACTTTTTTCTTACCGTAAGAATGCCAACTTCTAATCCAGTTACAATATTAACATCATTACTAAATGTTGTTATCCCAGAAAAAAGTGAATTACCAGAAACCTCTAAATCACCAATTTCGAGAACTCCATTTGCCCGATAATCATAATACAAAGTTCCATAGATATGGACATTTTGAAAAAAGTCTTCACCTGAAGAAAAAGTATATTGATCTGGTCTAATACTAAACTGTGGAGATTCTGTCATTATCCTCTCCCTGCTTCTAAAACAGCTTTTAAAATATCAAATGGTTTACTAAAAATAGTAGCGTTTGACATAGCAACTAAAGTACTATTCTGCATGAGAAGTGATGCTAAATCACCTTCTTTGGCATAAGGGGCATCAACATTATCACCTAATAATCTAATATTTTTTGTTGCTCCTTCTTCTTGATACCCCAATCTAATATTTGGAGCTTGTATAATAACTTCTTTTGATCCTTCAATAACTATTGTTCTACCCTTAAGAGTTATGTAACCACTTTCAGCAACGTATTCTATATTTCCTTTGTGAGCAGTAAACAAACATGCTACATCGCCAGAAGAAACCTTATCTCCACATTCAAACTGAAATTTTCCATCCGTATTAAACCGAGCTAATCCACTTCCTTCATGAAAACTTTGATTATATTTTAGACCATCAGAATTTATTGAAACTAATTGATATGCTGTTTTTCCAGCATATCCCACAACTTCATTTCCAGTTTCAACATATAATTTTGGTCCAAAGGACTCTAGATATCTTGGATACTCGCTCATGGTGTAATACAATCAATTTGTTGAGCAATTTGTTGAGCAATTTCTGTTTTTTCGGCACGTGTTGGTTTTACTGTTGTCATAATTGGTCTTAATACCGCACCATATCCAGTCTCTGTCTTTATATTTAGTTTTGGTAGATCAGAATATCTAACTAGTTTTGTAACAGTAACACTAGAAACTTTACCGTTTTCTATTGTTATTTCTAAATCATCTTTTTTCGGTTCTGATTCTAATGTATCATCATCTTGATAATTTGTTCCAGAATTTTCAACTAAAACTTCTTTGATATAAACATCATCATTTTTCAAATTATCTTGAATACCGGTACGTTCAGGTAAGTTTATTGGATAATTTTCACCTTCACTATCAATTACAACAGATTTAATTTGTCCATATGTTGGAGAATTTATATTGGTATCAATAATTGCTCTTCCATAAGCTCCATATCCCTGATCACAATTATCCTCAAAAGATACAAAAGGAGCTTCTGTATACTCTTGTCCAGGATCTACAAGATCTACACCAATAATACTCGCGGTTCTTTTGATGTCCCCACCAATATTTTGAGTATCAAATTCATTCATAAATTTGCCAAGAATAACTTGTCCTGCTGCACCTACACCATCACCACCGAAGAACTTCACTTTTGGTCCGCCACATTCAAAGACATTACCAGAATTACAATTAGACCCTCCAATACCTTGATCACCAACATCACTCAATTTAGATCCAAATATATTCCATTTTCCATATTGCCTTTCAAAGTCATTAATAAGATTTTCTGTCCCTTGAGATAACGCATTTCCAGAAGAAATTTTTCCGATTAAATCATCCTGTTCATTTTCATCTTTATCTTTTAATAAACCCTTATCAATTTTATATTTTCGACTTGGTGGACATTCCTCTTTTTCTCCACATTTAAGAAAACTCAAAATTTTCCTAATTGTTTTAACTGCTCCAACTAAAAAGTTTTTGACATTAAAAACAACCTCTAGAATCTTTTGAATGGGTCCGAGTAATGGAGTAACAGCAGAATCAATCAAATTAATTATTTTTGTTGTTAATGCTCCAATATATTGTTGGACAGCGCAGGTAGGAACATTTAAAACATTTCTAACCATTCCCATAAGTAAATCTTCAACCACACTTGTTAATGCTTGTGTAATTTTTGATGTTAAACAAGCAAGGGCTTTGTTAAGTGCCTTTACTGGATTTAAAAGATCTTTTTCTATTCCAACAAGTTTTAACATTGCTTGACCAGGTAAAGAAATAGTATTAAAAATTCGCTGTGTTAACGAAGCAAGACCCTGACTAATCCATTTGTTTATTGCTTTTGTTAATCCAGATACCAATTTTCCAATAAAAATACTAGCAGCATCTCCAATCAGTTTAACTGTTATCTTTAAATCCTCACCAAAATTAGCAATCGCACCACCAATTTTGGTAATTTTATCAAAAAAGTTAGTGAGATATGCTTCAAGTTTTGCGAAAAAATTATCTTTACATGGATCAGCAAGAATAATTGTTTTACCTGTTGTATCAGATAATGCTGGACAAGTAGCAGTTATTTTTCCATCCTTAATATTTTTTTGTCTTTGCTTTTCTCTTAAAGATTTTAATAATTGATCAGGTGTTTGCTTATTAAATGGTATTTGAACAGTTGAGTTAAGTTCAGCACAAAGATCTGGATAAGTATCACAAACAATTTTTTTAATTTCTGGATCCAATACACCAAGTTCCTGCATTTCCTTGGCATGATTCACAAAAGATTCTGATGGGGATTTTAAAATTTTAGGTTCTGTAGAATTTCCATCTGTACCTAAAGTTTCTCCGGGAGCTAAAAGATTAATCCAGTTGTTTAATACATCATTACTAATTCCCTGAAATCGTTCAGAAGTTTTTCCTGTAGATATATTAGTTACAATATAAGATTCCCCATTCTCATCAACATCAATTTGTAAGGTAACTCCCCCACTATTAATCTTAAAGGATTGTCCAGCAACTATTTTTTTTTCTTCTTCGTTTATATACCTAAGTTCTTCTGCTGCTGAGGGTACTACTGGTGCTGAGGGTACTACTGGTATAGATATAGGTGCTGAAACCTGTCTTTGTATTGTTTGTGTTTCTTGTACCGCTGATACTGCCGCTGGTGTTGGTTTTTTTGCTTCTGCCAGTATAGCCTGTAAAAGCACAGGATTTTCAACTAGTTCTGCTCCACCACCACTAGTCACTTCATACCATTGATTGTTTACTCTAGTATATCTTATACCCTGTAATATTATCAAATCTCTCATATATTTACCTCCCTATTGTGATATTTATTCATCCAAACCGACCATCTCTGAATATTCCACCTGGACGTCCGTCTTTAAATGGAGAGAATACTCGATTATTTTTACGAGCGAGATCAATTTGTTCTTGAGAAGGAACCACATTTGTTCTTACTGCTCCATTTCTTCCAGCTGGTGGAGTTGAAATTGTTTTATCCAAATCACTTAAATTTGTCACAGGATTTTCAGGAGATCCTAAAGGAGCACTTGTATCAATTTGAGGAGGTAATGGTTTCGGCACACCACCAATATTTTGTCCAGGTACAATACCTGTCGTTTTTTTTATTTTTTCTACAACAGATTTTGTAGACCTTTTACTATCCGATTGTATATTTTTTTCATTTCCTTTTGCAGGTTGTTGTTTCACCGTTTTTCCCGAAACAACATTATCATTTTGATTAAATTCTTGACTTCCAAGTCCACCAGGTTTTAGATCTTTAGTAAAACCACTCTTTACTTCAAATCTTCCAGATCCATACCTAATGCCAGAAGTTCTACCAAGAACATTTGTAATCATGGGAACTTGTCTTTTTTCACCATCCAAAAATTTTCCTAAAACAACATCCCCAGCTGATATTTTTGGAGTTCTTGATCTCCCACCAGCACCAGAACCATCACATGTTCCAAGAGCACATATGGCATGTGTAATTTCTTCATCCTTTACTGTAGTATCATTTGGATGAAATCCCATTATGGCAACTCTATATCTCCACCCCCATCCACTCAATCCAGTTAACTGTTCTTTCTGAGAATCAAAAGACAATACTATACCAATCCATTCATTGGTTCCTAATCCATAAAAATTAAAACTAGAAGAAGAAAGAGAGTCCATTAATTACTTTTAGTAAAGTGTAATCCATACGAATCACGAATCAAATTCATTGAAGTGACAGCTTTATATGGTTCAAAATGATGACAAAGACTTTTTATTATATATTCTCCACTCTGGCGTTCATCAATTCCTTGTTCTTTATTCGATGATGTGCTTTCTATGTTTAATTTTATTTTATTTCCAGCATCTAAATCTAGATTACATGGGACAGTAACTGAATGCGACTGTGAAAATAATATGTTATATCTTGTTACTCCAGCAGCATAGTATAATTCTGGGCTATTATTAATTCCAAGATTTGCTTCATTTGCTCCAACATCTAAAATTGCGGTTTGTACTCGATGATATTTTTTTCCTCTTTTAAAATCTGATGCTAATATTCCAGGTAATTTTGGTTTTTTGGCAAGAGAAGAAAACTTAGGATCATTGACTACAGAAATATCAATCTCAGTGAATTGTAAATTTGATGGATTGAAGAAAATATTTTTAGTAGCATACATTCCAGATCTAATTTGAGATAAAAGACTTTGATCTTTGTTAGTAGTTAAAGACAGAATTTTAAAATTATTAGAAGAATCTTTTAAAGAGAACGAAGATTGTACGTTACCACGATATTCATACGGAATAGGATACATCTGTTGTTTTATTAATCTATCCGCAGAAATATATTTAAATCCTGTTTTTGTTTCATAGCAAAAATATCCTGGGTTTGAAACACTCGCAGGAACTGTTTGTTTCGCTAACATTATTAACAAATCAAATGGTCTTTTTCTCATCCCAGAAAAAGAATATGAATTTGCTGAAGGGTCTATAGAAATTTTTTTAGGATCAATCGTAAGTGTTTCTCTTAATATTTTTTGAACTGAATCTGTTATTTTTCCTTTATAATTTTTTGTAACTCTTGTAGTTTCATTTAACCAAGCAATTCTAGAAACAAATTTTAAAATAATTGTTTCACTAGTTGAATTTTTATCTAAAATAGTCACATCCGTAACATAAAGTCTCTTAAATGAATCTGTTGAAAAATCTAATGATTTAACTTGTTGTCCAACTCCGGCTTTTATTTTTGCGATAATAATACAACCAACACTTAAAGGAAGAAAACTATATAAAGATCCTGTCCTTTGTTGAGTATCCTCAGCAGATTTAGCAGCGTCTGTTGTACTTACAATAACTACATTTCCTGTGATATATGGCGAAAGTATATTTTCATAATAATTAAAACTTATAACTCTAAATTTACCACTATAAATGTCTACAGCATTTGAACCGTCCTGCGAAATTATTTTAAATTCTTCATACTTAACTTCTTGTGCTTCTAACATTATGGTATCCCCTGTAGTAGATTTGACTTGCCTCTATTATTCCAGTCAAAAATTGAAGACAATGGTTGTGGTTGATTAGATTGAGGAGTTCCATTTCCATATCCAGAACCACCAGGTCCTATTACAGGTTGAATAAGAATTCTCGATTCTAATTCACCAAGTGGCACTGATATTGGACGAGCGCCATTTGATCTTTCTACTGGAGAAATTCTAGGATTAGAAGTTCCGGGTCTTTCAAGAATTTTAAGTAAATCAGAAGCACTAGAAGCAACCGGATCTTTTTGCTGAATTTGACGTTTTACTAGTTCTTTTTCATTTCTAGGACCAGAATTTAAATGTGCTAAGAAATACTTTTTACCATTTTTATCTTGAATAACAACCACATTTCCATATCCAGCAAAACGATCATCTGTACCCATCTTAACATATCCAACATATTTCAATCCACCAGTTAATGAAATTGGTTGGTTTGGTTCTCCAGAGTAATCTTCTCCCGCATGATAACTTTGAGTAGATTCTCTCCATCCAATAGGTGATTCAAAACGTAGTCTTCTAGTCATTGATACACCACTAACTAGAATATTATTTTTAACGTTTGCTGGTATTGCCTCTCCACCTTTTGAATAACTTTCAATATGAATATGAGGTCCAGTGCTTTGACCGGTAGATCCTAAAGTTCCTATAACCTCAGTTTTATCAACATCAATTGGAGTAGAATATGGATCAAATGGAGTTCTCTCTCCAGGGGGACCAGGGGGCAAATCGTCATTATTTGGTTTTAAAATACCATCAAATTTTTTTAGTCCTTTTAAGACTTTAACTATCTCTTCAAATTTGTTTATATTATTATCATATACTTTAATACTTTCAGAATTTTCATTAGATGATTTTGCGAATAACTTTATAGGATTAGTTTTATCATTTCCAACAGAAGACCTTTTGGGTTGTTGATTTGCTTGAGATTGTGAATTAACAGAACCTCCTGTTTTTCTTTTTTGTATTTTTAAATTATTACTGGAATCAGCAATAGGTTGAGAAGATACTGGAGATGATTGTAGAGGTGAAATTTCTGAAGGAGTTGTTGCTGGATACATCGATCCAGGAACTACAGGAGTAAAAGGTATATTTGGAACTGTCACCTCATCACTATTTCCCATTTCACGATCGAGATTTTTTAATTCTTTTTCAGATTGATCTATATTTTTTTTAGAACTTTCTGGATTGAAAATAGAAGAAATACTATTATAAACAGATCCTATTCCAGTTGCTATTGCCCCAAATGCAGCAATTGTACCAGTCACAACTGGTCCAACAGTTTTTAAAAATGAAGAAATATTATCAATAATTTGGGGTAGTTTTTCTATAATAAATCCAAGAAGTAAGTATCCAAAGAAATTTAAAATACGATCTTTAATACTACTTACCATTCCAGTGAGATTTTTTAAAATTTTTGTCCCGATTCCTAATTTCGATTCAGTTTTTGTTTCTATCTTTTTTTCTTTCTCAATTCTTTTTTTCTCTTCAACCTGCTTACTAATTAATAAACTTTTTTTAGCATCAATTCTTCGAATTTTACTATTAGAATCAGTTAAAAAACTTTTAATATTAGTAACATTTAACTTTAATTTTTCTATTTGAGAAGGAGTTGTTTTTAGATCTTCCATTTATCAACCTCCATATATTCCCAATTCCATCATCGCATACCCAATATAAAAATTAGATGGATCTTCAGCATCAACAATTGGTAATGAACTACCACCATCAGCAGATTCATTACTCATAGTTGAAGAAACCTGTTGAGCACCAGATCCCCCCATTTGAATGGGAGGTAAAACAGATATTGTTGATGAAGACCTTGGTGATTTAGTTAAAGTTTTTGTCACCATTCTTGGTTGTCTAAGATTGACATTAATTTCACCAACAAAGTCCATTGGTTCATTAGATTTAGATAATGGTTTCATTAAATTATTAATATTCATTCTTGGCATTGAAGTTGGGAGTGATTTACCTCCACCAGTACCATAAATGCTTTCATACAATTCGGGATTAGTTTCTTTAAGTTTAATTTTTTTAACAAAATCATCATAATCTTTCAAAACAGTTTCAAATTTTTCATTTGCCGATTTAAATATTTCATTATTTTGCTCCTGTTTTTTAAGAGCATCTATCATCTTTTGATAAAGTTGTCCTCCACTATAAATCATATCGTCAATAAAAGGTCCATATCTTTTACTTTCTTCTTTTGGAATAATTTTTTCACCAGGAGTTCCTAAAAGTGGAACAATATCTTTATTAACATTTGGACCAGGTATCGTCCCACCATTATTGAATTCTAATTCTGGTTGTTTCCCCTCTTCTGAAGCATCTTTTCCAGGTCCAACAATAGCATCATAAAGACTGCCACCAACAAAATCACCTAAAATTCCACCAAGAATTGTTCCAGCTGGTCCAAGCAATGTTCCAAGAGCACCACCTAAACCAGCTCCAACTGCCTTTGCAGCAGCACGTCCTATTGGTTCACCTAAAGCAAGAGAAACAGCAAAATCAATTAAGGCACCAAAAATGGGTATTCTTTTAAATACTGGTCTAAGAAAACCCATAATACCTTTAGCACCTGGACCCATGCCAATTGCCTTAAGCATATTTCTTCCTAGTTGTCCCCCAGCAACATCAACTCTTTGTAGTGTTTTACCAATTGGCGATTTTGTTCTTTTAACTACATCAACTCCTTCATGTATTAGTCCTCCAGAACCAGGTTTAGCTCTGGTAACTCTTTCCATTTCAACTGATATTCCTCTTCTTCCTCCTTGATTATTTCTAAAAAGTCCTCCACCTTTTTTTCCATTTTCACTTAAAAGATTGCCATCGGCAGATTTACCTCGATTAAAACCACTAACAAATTTTCCAACAGCTTTAAGAGCACGATATAGTTTTACTATTTTACGAACAACTCTATAAACTAATACTCCACCTAAGATCATAAGCAAAGTATTTGAATGCTTCTCTAAGAAATCAAAAAATCCTTGTATTTTTTTAATATTAACTGGATTGCTTAACCATTTTACAGCCTGATTTATTACAAAACCAGTAACCAATGATCCAAAAAACTGAATCAATCTATCGAATATATTTTTTATTGGTGAAGTAATTTTATCAACCTGCTTTCCTATTACTTGACCAAGTTTATTTGTAGATTCAATGCCCTCTTCTGCTTTTTCTCTTTTTCTTTTATCGGAAGAAATTCTTATCTTCTTTGTGTTTTCTTCTTCTTTTGCTATTCTATATGAAAAATCTAAAGAAAGTTGCTTTTGAATTTCTACGAGAGTATTGTTAATTTCTTCTAAAGCATTAGAAACAGGTTCTTTAGGTTGGATTGGTGAGGATAAAACCCTTCCAGCTGGTCCTATTCCTGCGTTTTTCCCTAAAGATCCAATCGGTAATTTAATTGTCGATACTCTTAATTTAGCAGTTGTTGTAGCACCACGAATTACGGCAGAAGAAATATTCTGCTTACTCAACTTAGGTTGAGATTTTAATGATGGTGCTCTATAGATTTGACTGCTAAATTCCACTCTGTTGTTGTTTTAGATTTTCTTCCTCAATGTACTGTTGGAGAAGAGTTACATAAATTTCCCTCTCCCACGGTATCATATTCTCAAGCTCTGTCAAACTATATTTATGGTGCTGAATGAGAGCAAAGTTTGTTTTATAATAATTTTCTAAACTCTCATGAGCCATAGCTAACTGAAAAAAGATGCTAACCCTTCTAAAACAACTTCACTTTCAACATTTGTTTCTGGATTTATAACTTTAACAGTATGAGAAAGTTTTGGCATTGTATTGAAAAATTCTTCAATTTGTTTGAACTGTTTTGTATTCATCTGCTCTACAAATTCTTGTAATTCTTTTTTAGTACAATCAGAAGAAGACCAAGATTCTTCTTCATTAAATACTTGACCGATACAAGAAACAATTACATCTAAAGATTTATCAACTTCACTACCCGTATTATTATACTCAAAGTTGTTTTCAATAAATTCAGATAATGAAGGATATTTCATTTGAATCGATAGACTATCATCTAATTTAATTATACTTGAATGATTTGGATTTTTTTGAACCTTTATGGATTCCAAATCAATTTCAATCTTAACTTTTGTAGTATTATCATCTGGACAAGTTATATTAACTTCTACAGTTTCACCAACAGATCTAGCACGGATATTTAAAAATAGGTATTCAATATCAAATGTAGATAATTCGTTAATTTTTATTCCCTTTGTAAGGATACATTCTGTAATTACGGTTTTAATAGCGTTAGAAATCTGCTTCATATCTTCAGATTCAAGCGCCATGATGAGAATTTTTTCTTCTCTAACTAGAAAAGGTCTATACTTAATTTTCTTTCCAGTAGAGGGCAATTCCAACTCATATGTTGGTGCGGATATTTTTGGTAAAGGCATAATAACCTATAGAACTTCAGTTACGATTATTTATTATCTTTCTCTTGGTCCTTTCACCGATGAAGTTGCTGATTCTCTTGCTCTGTTAATATTAGAATTTCCTTCAGAAACTCCTTGGAAATAAGATTCATAATAAGACTCATTTGATCCACTCCACCACTTAGGAACTTCCACAGGTTCTCCAAGAGGTCCGATTGGTGGAACAGAAGGTGTTTCTGGTTGAGGTTGAACAGGAGTTTCACCAGATCCTGTTGTTGAAGATCCAGTTGAATTTCCTCTTCCTTGAACAATAATATACCTATCATAAGCAAAAGTAACAGTTACTTTTAAAAGATCTGCTGCTCCGTAAGAAACTGGAATAGCACCCATAGATTTGGGAAAAACATTATAAAATTGATACGTTAACATTGAAGATCCTTGTTTTGTAGTATCTTTTTCAAATTTTGTAATATAAAGAGTATCTGTCTTATATCCAGTATCTCCCAAAGGATAATTAAATCTTCTAAAGTAGTTTGGATTTGTTTGACCAAACTTTTGATTATTATTACCAGAAATATAATCCATCCATCCTTCAAAAACTTTAATCATTTGATAATTTTTATCAACATAAAAAGTAAAATCAGTATCTACATATAACCGTGTATGAGCATATTGCTCATTTATTCCATGAAAATTATCTTTAACTTCGGCAGTGGCAAAAGAACTTGTTGGTAGTGTTGCATCAGAACACATCAATCCTGCCTGTTCACTGATCCATCTTCCAGGAACACCATAATTTTTTTCAATATATCCAAGCACTGGTTTTTTAATTCCTGCGATATAGACTTGATAATAATTACTAAAAGATGGTTTAGAAATGTCCCTCGATTTGAGGACATTCATTTTAGGTTCTTGAACAAGATTTTTTGGCGATGCCATCTAAATATCTTTTATGGAGTCTTAATCATTAAATATTTAGATGTCATATAAAGGAAAATATCAACCATCATATCCAAGCAAATATAAAGGAGATCCAACAAATATCATTTATAGATCTCTTTGGGAGAGAAAATTTATGGTATATTGTGATCTAAATGAAAATATTTTAGAGTGGGGGAGTGAAGAAATCGCTCTACCATATCGTTCCCCAATCGACAACAAAATACATAGATATTTTCCAGATTTTTATATCAAAGTAAGAGAACAAACAGGTCAAATTAAAAAATATATTATTGAAATAAAACCAAAGAAACAAACTATAGAACCAAAAATTCAAAAAAGAAAAACGAAAGGATATATCTATGAAGTTTATGAATATGCTAAAAATCAGGCAAAATGGAAAGCAGCTAAAGAGTTTTGCCAGGATCGTATGTGGGAATTTAAAGTTTTAACCGAAGAAGAACTTGGTATTAAGTAATGCCTAGAAAAACTCTAAAAGAAAGAAAAAATAAAGAACAACCAACAGAAAATAAAGTCAACCGTATTCGTTCTGTAATGGATAATCTCATTGGAACAGAAGATCCAGACGATATAATGTTAGAATTAATAGATGTTTTAAACGAAAGTGGAAAAATTCCAGAAGCAGGAAAATACTATGTATTTGTTTATAATCCCAAAACATTAAATGCAACATATGATCAGAATCCATTAGTTGCGGTAACAGATGTTTTTTCTTGGGGATTTCGCGGTCTTAATTTTCATTGGGGAGAGATACGTCAGTATACATGGTCTGAAGTTGCTGGGCAATTATATGAAATATATCAAGAGGAACTGCCAGATGCTAGAGAACTTCCTTTCCAAAATATCCGTCTAAATAGTTAAAAAATAGCCAAAAATGGCAGCGAAAAAACCACAACCACGTTTGAGATATCCAAAAAACACTATTGACGGAAGTCAAGATTTTATTCAATTTAGTATATTTAATTATAAAAGATCTTCTAAAGATATTAAAATTTTAAAGGGCGAAGAACCTTCAAACGTAGATCAGAGCGATCCAACTCTTAGTAAATATAATTCATTTTCTGAAGAAATAATATCAAATACAACTTTAATTGGAGAGGCGGCAAAGGGGGAATTCAAAGGATCAATAATTCTCCCAATTCCTTCTCAATTATCGGACACAAATGCCACAAATTTTGGAGAGAGTAATTTAAATTCTTTTTATGCTGCAGCTATATCAAAAACTCTTCGTATAACTGACTCGCTATCCGCTACAGAATTTGTAAAAAATGTTGGTTCTATGGCAGTAAGTGCTGCAAAAGTAGCTTCTGATCCAAGAGTTGCTGGAATAATAAAATTATTTACAGCACAGCAAGCAGTTAGTGCCCTCGGAGCAAATATTTCCTTAGAGCAATTAATTACAAGAACAACTGGATCAACAATTAATCCCAATATGGAATTATTATTTAATGGTCCTACTCTAAGACAATTTAAGTTTCAATTTAAATTTACACCAAGAAATAACCCAGAAGCTGAAGATATTAAAGAAATTATAAAAACTTTTAAAAAACATATGGCACCTAGTGGAAAAGATACTAATTTCTTAAAAACACCAGATATTTTTGAACTTTCATATATTGGTAAAGCGTCCGATTATTTGAATAGATTTAAACTTTGTGCTCTTACAAATATGAGTGTTAATTATACTGGTGAAGGAAATTATGCCACTTATAGCGATGGTGCTCCAGTTTCTATGATTATGGATTTAGCATTCCAAGAACTATCACCAGTTTATGCCGAAGATTACAAGAATGTTGGAGGAGTAGGTTACTAAAATGGGATACTTTAGAGAACTTCCAAATTTACTTTACCCATCATATCTAAACGATAAAAAATCATCTTTGGACTATACCGAAGTTAAAAATCTTTTCCGCAGAGTTAAACTAAGAGATGATCTTCAAAATATTTTGACTCTATTTAATAAGTATCAAATCCCAGAAGGATCTCGTCCAGAACTCGTTGCTGAAGAATTTTATGGTGATCCTGAACTTGATTGGGTTGTTATCTTAACATCTGGTGTTATTAATGTTAGAGATGAATGGCCACTTTCAGATCGAGATCTTTATAATTTTGCCTATGAAAAATATGGGTCTGATTTAAATAATATTCGTCTATATGAAACAAAACAAATTAAAGATTCTCAAGGAAGATTGATATTACCAGCTGGTAAAGTTGTTGATGCTAACTTTACAATTCCAAATCCAAATAATCCACTTACAACATTAAATCCTGTTACTGGAATTAGTAATTATGAATATGAAGTTCGAAAAAATAATGAGAAAAGAAATATTTACTTATTAAAACCAAAATATTTACAAAAATTTTTAAATGATATGAGAAAAATATTTACATATCAAAAATCATCTCAATACATAAACGAAAAATATATTAAAACTGAAAATTTAAATATCACGATGCCATAAAAGTTCTAGACTCTTATCAAATATCATTACATATCGGTGCTTGCGGGAGCGTTCTTTCCACTCTCCTGAAGCACCTTTAACTTTACCTCTAGAGTGTTTAGTTCCGTCTGCATAGTAGAAATCTTTCTTTGGGTCTGAAAGTCCGCAATATTTAAAATTACAAGCGCGATAGATTGTACCATTGTGGAAATCACTATCAGCGTAAGAGATGATTGCTTTAACTTCAGTATCCTTCCGTAACTGTCTAATCGCTCTTGAAACAAACCAAGAAGTGATATTATGTTCGTTGTGTTGGGTTTCAGGGTGTATGCAAAGTCGTGAAAGTTCAAAGAGTCCTTCTTGCTCATTTCGTTCTAGTCCAAATGCTCCTTGTGCGATTTCAGGTACAGGAAGTCCAGTGAAGACACAAACTCCCTGAATACCACCAATATTCAACGGGCAAAAATCGTTTCCCTTATAAAGACCGTAGTTATATCCACTCTTAAAAGTCTTGGAAAAGTCCTTAAGATAATGAAACCGCAGAAGTAACTCTGCGGCTTCGGATTTACTTACACGGTTAATGTAGTAATCTGTTTTCAATCTTCGGCAAGACGGGCGAAGTAGGACAGAGCATCATCATCGTCATCCTCCACAGGTGCCGCAACACGACGGGTGGGTTGAAGATTGTTGAGTTCGGTACGGAGATCCTCATCCAGTTCCTTCACAGAACCACGAGTGTTGTCCTCATCAAACTCTTCAGGATCCTGGTAGCGAGGAGTGCCTTTACTGCCCAGCACATAGTCAAGACGCTTTTTCAGATCATCATAAGATTTGAACTGATCGGCAGCAACAAGTTCAGCAAGCGAATACTGCTTCTTCCACACTGCTTCCATTGCGTCATCATCGTCCAGAATAGGAGCAGCGGCAGCAAACTCACTGGAATCATAGTTACGATAACCAGCAACGTTCTTTGCCTTCAGTTTGAAGTTGGCACCTTGCCAGAAGTCAAATGGATCGATTGCTTCTTCATCCTCAAACTCAGGTTGCATTGCGGCAGTCAGTTTATCAAAGATCTTCTTACCATACTTAAACAGGAACACTCTACCTTCGTTGGCAGGATTGGCAGGATCCTTCACCACGTAGATGTTGGACACATAAGTCAGTTTACGCTTCTGCTTACGTGCCAGTTCCTTACCAGCATCAGTACCGTTGTTCCACAGTTCGGAGTTTAGTTCAGATACAGGATCTTTTTGACCCAGAGTGGTGAGACTGTTCTCGATATACCAACCACCAGGACCTTGGAAGGCATGGGAATAGAGTTTCACAAACGGCAGGTCTTCACCGTTGGGAGCAGGGAGGAAACGGATCACGGCATAACCATTACCGCTTTTATCTACATCCAGTTTCCACAGACGGTCATCACTAGAACCGCTGCTAGTATTCATTTTTTCTACTTCTTTGACCAATTTGGCAGTAAGATTGCCCAGCTTGGACTGCTTTTTAAGGTCGGAAAACGACATTTAGATTACCTCGGATTAATTGGATTCGGGGGATTTACTTAGATAGTATAGCGAAGATTGAATCACCTGTCAATGAATTGTTTGAGTGATTCAATGGTCTTGTTCATACTACTGAATAAAACTTGCATATCAGTCTCTGGTGGGAAACCCATCAGGGCAACTGACTTGCGTAGGTTCTCTTTCATTTCAACCGCTTCTGGGTCGTTTGAAAGGGACATCCTAGTATACATCACTCTTTGCTTTTCTAGCAAGAGCTCAAGTTTCTCAATGTGTTCCAGTTTGGTCTCACGGGGCATCATACCGAAAGTCAGGATACTTCCATAGACTTCCTCTTGTAACTTGTTAATTTCTTTCAGTTCATCTTGAATAATATCGGAGTCGAAAAAATTACTCATCTATAATGTCCCGTAAAAGTTTTTTGTAAGAGAACACATCAATATTTAGAAACGGATTATATTTTTTTATTTTTAAAGATACGGTTTCCCATACTGGGTCCAGAAGTTGCTTATCAAAGGTCTTCCCGAACAGGAATATTCTATCATAGATCACTAGGGTTTCCAAGCTAATCTTCCCGCCCAGGAACTTTTTTAAAATAGGTGGATGACCTTTGGAACAGTTCAAGGCATCCTCTAATTTTGTCTCCGAGAACAATTCGTTGCTTTGTTCTTTGAACAAGTAAGTCAAACTCTGTTGTCGTCGCATCCAGTCTGTGTAATTTCTTTCTCCAGAACTTATAATTTCTCCAATCCATAGATTCTGTGGGTTGTCTGCTGCTACAAAGTTGGATACTAAAAAGTCTAAAACCTCTTTATCACTATATTTACGACTCGTCTTTTCAAACCAATATTTGTCTTTACGTTTGTTAAATGAAGTTAAACTGGCACGAGTCTTCGCACCGTACTTAAAAAAGTCGTATTTTGGGTTTGTAAAATGATTTTTAAGTGACAGATAATGTTGATAAGTTTCAAAGGGTGTCACGATCATAAAGGCAATCTTGCTCGGGAAGTTTTTTTCATAAAATTAAGACGAGTTGCGTCCCACTTAATCCTTTCCTTTAGAGGTTTTGAAATGAGTTTTGTGACTGATTCTACTTCAAGACTATTGATTTCACAATAGTGAACAATAGCATCAATGTAGTTAAGATTTTCTTCTGCGACGATTTTTTCAACTTCAAGGGCAAACTTGGAGGGAGTTAAAAACTTATTTTCGATTGCCTGTTCTAATTCTTTATTTGGTTCCATAGAGCTCCAGTTTATCTCTAACAAACTTTCTAATGTATTGGGTGAGAAGTTTGATGTATTTTGATTTGTCTCTTTCTTCATAAACGACGCATTCTCCATTTTCACAAGCCATAATGATTACAAGTTTTTTGACTGAAATACCAGTCAGTTCGTATAGCATACATCCATACGCCATACATTGAACAAAATAATGTTCTATCCACTCACGTGGTTTTGGTTTTTTAGAAGTCTTAAAGTCAATTATTGCTAACTCGCCGTCATATTCAGCGATACAGTCAACAGTCCCAGCAACGCCTAGTTGCTTACTATATAGGGACCCTTCAAGGGCGTAGATATTATTTATGCGATTGAGTTCTGTTTTTGAGATCTTAAACAGAAAGTCTGAAAGAGGTTGAACTGGGGGTAGATCACGATTATAAAGATAGTTCTCTACAAGTGTGTGCATATCAGTTCCACGACTGGTTGCCGCTTTTGTGATTTTCTCTGCTTCTTCTTCTCCGACTTTTTTGCGCCAGTTAATAAAGATCTCCTTATTAAAATGACTGGTCACCGAAGTGATGGAGACCAGTCGGAGAAGTTCTTCTTCATCAGGAACTGAATAGTATCTTACACCATCAATTGTCTCACGCTCCAACTTTGGGAGTTCAATATCAATATGTTTAAACATCAAAAACCTGCTTCCATTTTAGCCATAATGTATTCTTTAACAAGACCAGAACGAACAATATCATTAACACCGAATTCAATCAGATCAAAAGATGGCATTGCTCTTAAAATTTTCATAAAATCAATAATACCATTTCTTTCATTTGTTTTCTGCAAATCAGACTGTGTGGCATCACCACAGAAACAAATTTTAGTATTTTCACCAACACGTGTAATTATACTATCTAATTCATGAAAATTCAAGTTTTGAAACTCATCTACAATAATGATAGCGTTATCAAGCGTCGTTCCACGAAGGAATGAAGTAGACCAGAACTTAATAGTTTCTTGTGATTTGAGATTTCCGTAAAGCATCTCAAATTCAGAATCAGAAGGCATCTGGAACATATACTTTACCATATTCTTATAAGGAATCTGGTAAATATCTGCTTTATCATCATGAGTTCCAGGTAAAAAACCAATTTCTCTTGTGGCAACTAGTGAACGTACAAGATAAATTTTTTCATAAGGAGTTGTTTCATCCAAAACATCAGAGAGAGCATTATACAATGTAATAAAAGTTTTACCAGTACCAGCACACCCATAGGCAACAATATGTTGACCCTTTAAATAAGATTCAAATAATTGTTTTTGATTATCTGTGAGAGGATCAATATCAACTAAGTAATCAGAACTTAGTGGTTTTCTCCTTTTCATTTGTTTTGCGGTGAGACCAACGCCAATAGGTTGATCAGATCCTCCTCTTTTTCTTCTTGCCATAGTTAATTAGATTTTTTTTACAGTTGAACCAGGTGCCTTTGCTGCTTTTCCAAGCACATCATTCCATCCAGGATGTTTATTGGCAAGTTTATCTTTCCACTCACCAACTTCTCCTGGAGTAGCACATCCTTCAGACCAATCCCTTTTCCATTCGGGATTGTCTTTATACCATTGAGTAATATCATGAACACTCATTTCTACTACTCTTTTTTCTCCTGTTTCTACATGAATAATTGGATAAATTGCCATAAAGTTACAAAATCAAGATAATTTATTTAGAACCACTCAAGAGCGTCTGATACCGTTGGAAATTGTTCGATAAACACTTTTTTACAAGCAAGAGCAATATCCATATGTTCTTTTTGAGTTCCGTTGGCAGAACGCAGGTTGATATAGTGTATCCAGGAGCGACAAGATCCACTCATATAGATGCGTGTAGGCGTTGCCAAGGGCAATACAAACCTGGCACACTCTTTGGCAACCCCGTGATCTAAAAGCTCCTTATAGAGGCGCATAGAATGTGCGAAATGATCTTGAATTTTTCCTTGAAGAGTCAGTCTTTCATATTCTGGAATATCATCAATTGAATTTTGGCGATTTTTAGTATCTTGACGACGAAGTTCTGGGACAGGAATATATTCAGAAATCAGTGAAGTATCGGCATAACGCTGTGAAAACTCTTGATATGTAAATGAACGATGACGGAGAATTTGAGCGGCAATACCACGAGTCGTCTCAATCTCAAGGGTCATGAATGCCTGCTCAAAAACAGACCAATGATTATGCTTAATACAATAAGCAAGCAACTTGGCATAGTTTTCGTTGTCTTGATTTGTGGGGTTGCTAACTCTAGCAACATACGCCATTGTTTTTTCTGCATCTGGTGTCACACTGATGAGTTTTACGGTCATTTTTTTCCAAATCCTTTTGATGTTTTTGCTTCTAGTTCCGCAAGTTCTTGTTTCACAACTCGCAATTGAGATTTCATCTCCTTTAATTGTTCTTCACTATACAAGTGATCTTGCTTAACTAACCTCTCAAGTAGTTTCACTAATTCTTTTGTCCTATTAGACATTTTATTCCACCAAATAAAGTTTATATGCGAGAGTCACTCTCAAATCTAAAAAATCTCTTGAAAGTGTTTGGGCAAAATGAGGAACATTACCATCAAAGTAAACAGCTTTTAATGGTTTTGGGTAAACAGATATTATATTACCATTTGAATAAAATATAGTTGCTCCACCCCATTCAATATTCCAATTCGGATTACAATAAATTAAAAAAGTTCTTGAATTTGGGTTTTCATCATCAGTATGATGATAACCTTGTTGCCCAAATGTTTGCCCGTTTAAATAAATTTTGGAGTAATAGACATCTTCATTCCATCTTTTTTTAATATAAATTTTAATTTTTTCAAAAAGAAAAGATGAAAAATAATCAATATTTTCAAGATTTATATGCCAAAATTTTTTGTCTCCAGATTTACTGAGACCAGATAATTTCCACCCTATAGAATCTGGATTATAAGTGAAATTATTAATTTTATATAATAATTCTGAAAATTCTTCTATATTTAAAAAATTTTCAATTGGAAAAACTTTATCAGACATTATTAATCAGGGTATCCATCGTCATCATCAAAAATTTCATCATAATCTAAAATGGGTCTCTTTTTTATTGGTTCTACGTAGTTATAAGCAGAAGTATCAGAATACACTTCTGCTTTCAGAGAATCAACCAACAGTTCTAGATTACGAACGATGAGTTTAAGTTTGTCTTTGTCCATAAGATACTATTCTCTCAAGATATTTTACCATAAAAAAAGGAGGGTATCAACCCTCCAATGAACGTTATGGTTTACTCAACATCTCTCGGCATATCCTTTTACAATGTTGTTGATTCTCGTCACACTCAATTAAACAATTAAAATAGTCATTCATTAATTCATTTTGTTCTGTAAATTCATCAATAGTTTTTTCCAGTTTAACCCAACCCGCAAGTTGATTGTAAGAAATTAAGTTGTGCATTATGTCCTCCACGCACAAAGAACAACATGATAAAGAAGTTTTCTTTCATCTAAATCACCTCTTAATTCTACTACTATGTAGGTGATTTGTGTTGGTTTCTTAACAATAATTTATGCCTACGAGTTTATACTTATTAAAAAAGGGGGTTGCCCCCCCTTGCGATTAATACTTATACAACCATTGAATATAGGTTGAAAGTAGAATTGTGCTTAAGGCAAGTCCAGCAGTTAAAGATAAGACGGTTTGTGCCATTACTTTGCTCCTACTAGTTGTGCTAGTTGTGCTAGACGCCTTCGCTCCTCTTTTTGCTTTTGTTCCTTAATCAATTGCAGGAAGTTAAGTTTTTTCATTGCTTTTCCTCCCAGTTCCAGTTATTACATGGACGATAAGAAAGACCACGATACTTATTTGGTGGATGAGATGGTGCGTGTGTTTGTGAATACCACTTACGATATTCTAGTTTCGGAATGTGAGTATTATACTTCACACCACGATA